AAAATATTTGACAAAATTACTGCTGCTATGTCGCCTGAGTTTGAAGATGAAAAAGCAATCAACCCATTTAATTTGTTTGGTATTGACCCAGAAAATTTAGATGTACAGCCTGGTGCTAACTTTAAACTTAAAATCAGAAAAGTAGATGGTTATTGGAACTATGATAAATCAGAGTTTGGAGAACCTTCAAATCTTCATGAAGACGATTCAGAAGCAGAAAAAGTTTGGAAGTCGCAATACCCTCTTGCAGAGTTTACTGCTCCAACAAACTTTAAGTCTTATGACGAGTTAAGAACAAGACTAGATGCAGTTCTTTCTGGAACTGTGAAAGTTGGTAATGTAGCTGATACAATGGATGATGCACCTATCGCATCACCTAAAATTGATGCACCAAAACCTACAACTACAAAAGTGGAAACACCTGTGGTTGAAGAAGATGACACATTAGCATACTTTGAAAAACTAGCTGAGTAGTACATTGAGTGCCTCTATTCCCTATAGAGGCACTTTTTCTATATTTTTCAAACAATCCTTATAAATAACGCATGGCAAGAAGTAAATACATACAAAGTGTGTTAAAAGCAGCAGGGAACAAACCCCAATCTGTCGCATGGTTTCGTAGCAAAATTAAAGAATTTGGTCAACCAAAGTCTATGGACTTGATTCGTGATGGAAAAAGAACATCAGTACCTACTTTTGGTCTACTAAATATGTTTGTATATGACCCTAAACTAAAGGATAAGTTGCCATATTATGACACATTCCCTTTGGTATTACCTATTGAAGAATATAACAATGGGTTCTTAGGGATTAATTTGCATTATTTGTCTATACCTATGAGAATTAAATTACTAGATAGATTAACAGAAACTGCTAACAATAAAAAGTTTGATGAATCTACAAGTTTAAATGCAAATTACAGAAATTAAAAAAGATAGATTTAATTAAACCTTGTTTAAAAAGATATTTAGCAGGACATGTTAGGTCTAAATTTAGAAAAGTAACAGCAGATGAATTTATAGTTGCAACATTACTACCTGTACAAAGATTTAAGAAACAATCTGACAATCATGTATTTGGAAAATCAAGGGGAATGATATAATGGACTTTGGAAGTTTCATAGAAGCAGGTACTTCAGCAGTATTAAATGAGATATTGGCATCAACTCATGATAATAATGGAATGGCACTTCCTTCAAGATATGAAGTGTTATTTTTAACACCATCAGGAACTAGAGGTTCAGGTGGTGTGGGTGCATCTACTAATTTATTTTCACAAGTATTATTAGGTCAAGTAGGTGGGGGAGATACTAGAGATGTATCTTATCAATGTAACTCTATTACATTTCCACCCAGAACTATTGATACTGTTGCTGATGAAAATATTTATGGCCCAGCAAGAAAGATTGCACAAGGATATACTTATGGTGATGTAACTGGCAAGTTTTATTGTCATAATGATATGAGAGAAAAAAAGTTTTTTGAAACTTGGCAAAGACTTGCATATAATCCACAAACATTTGCTATGGGTTACTATGATGATTATGTAGGAACAATACAGATATATCAATTAGACCAAAAAGGAAATAGAACATATGGTTGTGAGTTAATTGAGTGTTTTCCAAACACTATTGCAGAACAAGGCCTAGATGCTGGTCAGGCAAGTAATGTGCAAGAGGTAAGTGTAACATTTAGTTATAGATATTGGAAAAATTTAACAGACGAGGCAAGTTTACCTAAACCATTGTTAGACAGACTACAAGGTGTTCTTGCAAATCAAGTAGAAAGAAAATTATTAAGCAGAATACCAAAAGTATTAAGTAGATTATAAAAACAGGAGTGAAAAATTATGGCTTTACCTAAACTTGAAACGCCGGTTTATACTTTAAATTTACCATCAACAGATGAAGAAATAAAGTTTAGACCTTTCTTAGTAAAAGAACAAAAAAGAATAATGATGGCACAAGAATCAGATAGTACAACTGAAACAATTGATACTGTAAATCAATTAATTAATGATTGTACTTTCAATAAATTAGATACTAAAAAACTTGCTATGTTTGATGCAGAGTATATATTTTTACAAGTAAGAAGTAAATCAGTTGGTTCTAAAGTAGAATTAAATATAACTTGTCCAGATGATAAAAAAACAAAAGTAAAACATACTGTTAATTTAGATGAAATCAATGTGGCAATGTTTGATGACCACACTAACGAAATACAATTAACAGAAGATATTAAAGTGATTTTTAAATATCCACTTTTAAGTACTTTTACCAAATATGCACAAGAAAGCAATAGAACAAATATGATGTTTAAATTAATAGAAGAATGTGTTGATGAAGTACATTTCAATGAAGAAATAACTAATAGAGTTGATATGTCAGAAAAAGATTTGACTGAATTTATTGATTCTTTATCAGGTGAACAATTTACACATATGACAAAGTTTTTTGAAACTATGCCAAGACTTAGACATAAAATAGAGGTAAAAAACCCCAAAACAGAAGTTACTAGTGAAGTTTTGTTAGAGGGTATACAAAGTTTTTTAGTGTAGGGCTCTCTCATGAGAGCCTTAATAATTATTATAAAATGAATTTTGCACTCATGCAACATCATAAATACTCATTGACAGAGTTAGAAAATATGATGCCGTGGGAAAGAGAGATATATGTAGGATTGTTACAAAATTATATTAAAGAAGAAAACGAAAGAATAGAAAAGGAAAATAGAAAAAATGGCTGACGATAAAGTAAATGTAGTAGAAATAGACCGCTCAACTACAACAGTAGAGCAAGGTTCATGGTACAATACTGCTGCTTCTAGTTTTGATAAGTGGCGTGTGTTCCCTAGATTATTAATCTCTCTGTATGGATTTGCATTTTACAGAACAACAGAGTGGTTCATGACACTACCTGACCCAACCAACGCACAATCTGCTTTTGTATCGGTAATCGTAGGTGCTGGTGCTGCTTGGTTTGGATTATATGTAGGTTCAACGAGTAAAAACTAATGTTAGGAATGGGCACAAAATTTGATAAAAGTTTACTTAAAGATGCTGAAGCTCGTGCTGAAAGCGTCGCTAAACTTGAAGAATTCAATAAAAGTGTTGAAAAATCTCAGAAAGGTATAGATAACCTCACAGAAGAAATTAAAGATAATCAAAATTCAATGGAAGGTATGGATAAGCGTACAACAGAGTATAAAAAATTATTGGCAGATACTGCCGATTTACAAAAAAACTTAAATGAAAAACAACAAGTATTATCTGAGAAAAAAGAAGAAGGAAAAGGATTCGAAAAACAAAATGCAGAACAACTTAAAAGTATTAATAAAAGTCTATTTAATATAGATGATTCAGAAATACAAGCAAGGGAAGACTTTGATAAACAAGTAAAAATTCAAGAAGATTTATTAGCAGAACTTAAAAAAGACCCAAATGTTTCAGATAAAGATGTTGCTAAAAAACAAAAAAATATTGACAAGATGAAAGAGAAAGAAAGCACTAGGCGTGAAAGAGCAGGAATGAATATATTTAAAAGAGGATTCTTAACAATACAGGATGGTCTTGGCGGAATAGCAAAAGTTTTTGGAAAATTAGGAACAACAGGAAAATTAGCTTTAACAGGAGTAGCGTTTTTTGCACTTGCTAAATTCTTACAAAGTCCTATGTTTGTAAGAGTTTCTACTTACATAACAGATACCGTTATACCTGCTGCTAAAAAATTCTTTGATTTTATCATGCAACCTGGCGGCGTTTTTGATAGTCTAATATCAGCATTTCAAAACATAGGTGATGTATTTGTTGGTGTTTATAAATTTATTCAAGGTATATTTAAAGGCGATTCAGGATTAGTTAAAGAAGGTATTAATACTCTGATTGATGGATTTTATGGTTTGATTGAAGATTTAATAGAAATTGTATTAGGTTTACTTGGTTTTTCTCCAGAAGAAACTGCTAAATTCATGGAGCCTATATCTGCGTTTTTTGATTCTTTTACAGGATACTTAAAATTTATGTTGAACAACATTATAGATGGTATTGCATATCTATTTAGTGGTGATATCATAGGTGATATAAAAAAATTAGTAAGTGATACAATATCTAATATTGGTAAATACTTTAGTGATTTGATTGATAATGGAATATTATTTCTTAAAGCTATGGGTGCTGGTATCATTGCTGGTATCAAAGCATTAGCACCTTTTGGTGAAACACCAGAGGATGCATTTGCAAAAGCTTTTGAAAAAACAATGTCTTCTGGAGAAAAACCAGATATACAACAGATGCAAGAAGGATTTAGGGCAAACCAAATTTCTGCTGCTGGTTATGACTTGAAAAATATTGACAAATCACCAGATTCTATGAGAACTAATCAACCACAACAAACACAAACCAATACTATAGTTAATAACAATAATACTGTGCAACAAGGCGATAGTGTAACTCAAAGTTATGAAGCTAAATATGTGAGAGACCAAGATAACGCTTATGCTGGTGGTGGCATGTAAATTATCTAGGATTTAGATGGTCTTCGGTTAGAATCTTAAATTCCATATTGTGGTCTAAACAAAATTCTTTTGCAGAATCCCATTTCGCTTTATTAATACCCCATGTTCTAACTTTATTAAACCAAGCACCTGTTCTGCGTTTAGGACTTTTTTCTGGTGGTGAACATTGATGTTTAGGTTTAACTTCAATGATGTATTTCTTTATATTATTATTCTTATCACGAACTTTAACATAGAAATCTGGGAAATATCTATGATAACGACCATCCCACGGCGATACATATGGTATCACCACTTCTTCACTACCCCACTCAACAATGGATTTTGTGGTATCACAATACTTCATCATCTTCAATTCCCATGATGAACGATACACTATTTCTTTCACATCACCCTTATATTTGGTAGGATTTGTTGGTTTAAACTTCCCTTTATATGTCATAATCGTTATAAATACTTTAAAAT